TTGCTGTAACACATCACCGTAACCATACACTCTTCTTGTAGTTTCTAGGCCTTGTGGACCTAGAGTGGTTTTAACGTCTCCACATGACGGAGGTATCGTGATAGAGCGAGGATAGATATAGGATTCTACATACCATTTCTCATAATCCAAATAACTAGGAATGCCTTTCTCTCCAAACCATATTTGCATTTCACACCTTTTAACAACTTCAACTAAACCGACTCTGTACTGTTCAAATACTTCTCTTCCGTGGAAGAAAGCCTCACGTAGAACATTATCAATAACGTTAACGGAATGTTCCATAGGGTCCATTACGCCACCGTCAAGATACGAGTGAAGCATCTTATTGAGAGTTCCTATTTCTATCGGACATAAATATCTTTTAAAATTAGGATCCCACACGGATTTCCTCTTCAAGAACGTACAATCGGAATTGTTAATATAAGGTACACTTTTTGCTTCTTTATCCGCCATGGTATAAGTAATATCGCATTTTGCTAAGGACTCAGAGATCGCAGTGTGATTATACCAATCATAACCATCTTTCACACTCATCTTATTATCATCACCATAACAAATTACACTAACTACGTCCTTAAATTTGGGAGGACTAATCTTATTACACATTGCTATTTCAAAATAGGCATATCGCAAATATAGTGAATTAGCTATATTATTCAAAAACACTGTTAAGGAATGTCCTGATGGATTACTACCATTCACCTGGATGAAATCTCCATTAAACTCATACAAAGGAAAACATATCTCTGTTGCTATACCTGTCATAATCTTGATATCTCTTTCACTATAATCACATTTCTTAGCGATATCAATAAGTAAATTCATGGCACTTGTAGTTAATTGACTTGGCATTGTTGAATCGAATGATTTATAATCTCCTGCTATCATTCTATTTTCTCCATATTTCATCATAGCTTCCGTCAATTCCGTCCACTGTTTACTATAGCAATTTACCCCCACCGCACACTCAAAATGAATTGGATTATCCATTATGAATTTACAAATGGGCAGGTAATATCGCCTAACCAATAACAGTCCAGCAACAGGAGTACCAGCAAACACACGAACCTTTTCTTTCGTTAATTTTGTGGGTTCGTCTTTCAAATTACAACGATGTATTAAATGAACTCTCTCCTCGTTAAGCAATACTTCTTCCATCGCATCCACTTCTGACCATAGCCAGTCAGGTGCATCCAACGGTCGAGATATTCCTTTCACAACGCGAGAACTTGGAACAATAAATTCTGATTTAGGTCTACAATAAGGCCAACCAGATGAAGCATTTAAATTGATTGCTTCAAAACCAGAAATAGAATCCAAACCTGCTAAGTTCACATCATTACTAATTTTATGCATTTGACTGCAAACATTTTTCC